CTGCCGTTGTACGTCACTGCTGCCATTGCTGCTTAAAGATGATCACCCGTGAAGTGATCATGGATCGGGTGCAAAGTCTGCAAAAACAAGCCGAGCGTTTGCGTTCCGATTTGGATGCAACGCTCGGCGCGTTACAAGACTGCGGGTACTGGCTTGAGCAATTGAAACAGGAAAACACTGATGGCAATGATCTATCTGCTTCATCCAATCCACGGGGCTAAAGTTGCCACGATGGAACTTGAGGCCGTGTTTGATGAAACAAACGGCTGGACACGCTACAATCCGGACATGCCTTCAGAACCTGAAGAAGCAGTCAACGCGCTAGAAGTTAAGCGCAAATACACACGCAAGGCTGTAGCCGAAGGAGTCTGACATGGCAGTTTACACGGCTGGCGATCAAATCAATCGGGCGCTTCGTCTGATTGGCGTGTTGGCCGAAGGTGAAACAACCTCTGCGTCGGTGTCGCAAGACAGTCTGATGGCGATGAATCAGATGATTGATTCGTGGAACACTGAGCGTCTTTCGGTGTTTAGCACTCAAGATCAAATCTTTACTTGGCCCGCAGGGCAAATTACGCGCACGCTTGGCCCATCGGGCGACTTTATCGGCCTGCGCCCCGTGCTGTTGGATGAGGCGACTTACTTTCGTGACCCTGGCACCAACGTGTCGTTCGGCATCAAGTTCATCAACCAGCAGCAGTACAACGGCATTGCCGTTAAAACCGTAACGTCAACGTACCCACAAGTCATTTTTGTAAACATGACTTACCCAGACGTTACGATGTCCATCTACCCGCGCCCCACCCGCGACTTGGAATGGCATTTTGTGTCCGTCCAAGAACTAAGCAACCCTGCCACACTGGCAACTGATCTGTTCTTCCCGCCAGGCTACCTGCGGGCGTTTACCTACAACTTGGCAATGGAGATTGCACCTGAGTTTGGTGTTGAGCCAAGCCCCCAAGTGCAGCGCATTGCCATGACCAGCAAGCGCAACTTGAAGCGCATCAACAATCCTGATGATGTGATGTCTATGCCGTACGCTATTGTCGCCACTCGTCAACGCTTTAACATTTACGCAGGAAACTACTAACATGGCTACCATTGCAATTACATCTCTCCCCGCCGCCACGGCGTCAGCTACAACTGATGTTTTGCCTATGGTGCAGGGTGGCACAACAAAACAAATCACTAATGCGCTGCTGTTTACCAACGCAACGCTGGTAACGCCCGCGCTTGGCACGCCAATTTCTGGGACATTGACCAATTGCACGGGCTTGCCGATTGCAACTGGCGTAAGCAACTTGGGCACCAACGTGGCTACTTTCTTGGCAACACCAAGCAGCGCCAATTTGCGAACCGCCTTGACTGACGAAACAGGTACAGGTTCTGCTGTCTTTGCAACAACGCCAACGCTAGTGACTCCAATTCTTGGCACGCCGACTTCTGGGGTGCTAACTTCATGCACTGGGTTGCCGCTTACGACTGGCGTGACTGGTGCTTTACCCGTTGCAAATGGTGGCACTGGCGCATCAGGAACAGTGCAGGCTTTAAGTGGCCCTGGCGCGGTAAATATCACAAGTCTTGCTACTGCATTTACGTCAACTGCTGCGGGTAATGCGCTGACACTTGCAGATGGCGCACAAGGACAGATCAAGACAGTTATTTATGTTGCAGAAGCCGCTGGTGGCGATACTGGTGTTTTAACTCCGACCAACCTTGGCAGCGCAACCACAATCACATTTAATGCCATTGGTGATTCGGTGACTCTCCAGTTTGCTGGTACGGACTGGTGGGTCGTTGGATTCCGTGGTGCGGCAGTCGCTTAATGAAAACGCCGATCTTAGGCTCAAGCTATGTAGCCCGCAGCGTCAACGCTGCGGACAGCCGCATGGTCAACTTGTTTCCCGAAGTTGTGCCCGAGGGCGGCAAAGAGCCAGCGTTCTTAAACCGTGCGCCTGGCTTGCGCTTTTTAGCCACTATCGGCTCTGGGCCGGTTCGCGGTGTGTGGTCGTTTTCGTCCCTTAGCACCACGGCGTTTGTTGTGTCCGGCACTCAGCTTTATAAGATCGACCAAGCCTACACAACCACGCTGATCGGCAACGTCAGCGGCACTGGGCCAGTTAGCATGGCTGACAACGGCACGCAATTGTTTATCGCGTGTAACGGCCCTAGTTTCATTTACAACAACACCACCAACGCTTTCGCGCAAATCACGGACGGCGACTTTCCAGGCGCGGTAACGGTAAGTTACCTTGACGGCTACTTTGTGTTCAATGAGCCAAACAGCCAACGCGTCTGGGTAACTCAGTTGCTTGACGGTCTGTCAATTGACCCGCTGGACTTTGCCAGCGCTGAAGGTGCCCCAGACGGTTTGGTGGCCTTGATTGTTGACCACCGCGAGGCTTGGTTGTTCGGCACCAACTCGGTCGAGGTCTGGTATGACGCGGGCAACGCGGACTTCCCACTATCGCGCATCCAAGGCGCTTACAACGAGATTGGCTGCATAGCCCCTTACTCTGTCGCCAAACTTGACAACGGCCTGTTCTGGCTGGGCGCTGACGCCCGTGGGCAGGGCATTGTCTATCGGGCCAACGGCTACACGGGCGTTCGCGTGTCCACGCACGCCGTCGAGTGGCAAATTCAGCAGTACACCGATATGTCAGACGCGATTGCGTACACATACCAGCAGGACGGCCACGCCTTCTATGTGCTGATCTTTCCTTCGGCTAACACGACTTGGGTTTACGATGTGGCCGCTGGCGTGTGGCATGAGCGTGCGGGCTTTGCCGACGGCTCGTTTACCCGCCATCGCAGCAACTGCCAGATGGCGTTCAACAACGAGATTGTTGTGGGCGACTTTGAAAACGGCAACATCTATGCCTTTGACCTTGATGTGTACGCCGACAACGGCCAGATTCAGAAGTGGCTGCGGTCGTGGCGGGCGCTGCCCACCGGCCAGAACAACCTCAAGCGCACGGCGCAACACTCGCTGCAACTTGATTGCGAGACAGGCGTTGGTTTAAATTTGTACCCTGCGTATGACAGTGAAAATATTGACACTGAAGCGGGGCTAAATCTTGTCGCTGAATATGTGCAAACGTTTTTAGCCACGCAATCAGGCGACATTCTGACCACCGAGGCGGGCGACAATTTTCAACCACTTGGGCAATACGAACTGTCAGATGAAGACATTAGCGGTTACGAGTTGGTAACCAATTCTTATCCTGCGGCACCAGGCTATAACCCTCAAGTCATGCTGCGCTGGTCAGATGATGGCGGTCACACATGGTCAAATGAACATTGGTCATCAGTTGGCAAAATTGGCGCGTACGGTCATCGAACCTTTTGGCGTAGGCTGGGCATGACTTTGAAGCTGCGGGATAGGGTTTATGAAATCTCTGCCACTGATCCGGTCAAGACCGCGATTATGGGCGCGGAACTTTTGCTGTCGCCAACCAATGCCTAATCCGTTAAACCAAACAAACATTATTGCGCCTCGGGTGCCGCTTATCGACGAGCGCACCGGACTGATCTCGCGTGAATGGTACAGGTTCTTGCTAAACCTGTTTGTGCTGACTGGCTCGGGCCGCAACGACACTTCGCTGCTAGATTTGCAAGTCGGCCCACCCGCGCAAGAATCGCAAATCGTTGAATTGCAAAAGCAGATTGAGGCGTTGACCACTACGCCGCCGTTGCTTAACAGCAATACGCTAAACACCAACTACCTTGACTTTGAAGTTGACGCGCCGCACACCAATCAAATGGGTCGCATGGGTTGGAATTCGACCGATCAAACGCTTGACCTTGGCATGGAATATGACGTGGTGCAACAGGTCGGGCTAGAAACTTACGCCCGCGTAGCTAACTTTACTGGCGTTACCATCCCCAATGGCACCGTAGTGGGCTTTACAGGGGCTATACCTGACAGCGCACTGTCAGTGGCACCCTACCTAGCTAATGGCGCAACAAACACGCTGTACGTTGTTGGCGTGATGACGCACGACCTTCCCGACACGGGGCAAAAAGGCTATTGCACTGTCTGGGGCTTTGTGCGTGATGTTGACACTAGCGGGTTTACCCTTGGTGACATCTTGTACGCCAGCCCAACAGTGGCGGGTGGTCTTACCAACGTCAAGCCAACCGCGCCGAATAACGTGGTGCCAATTGCTGCCGTGCTACAAGTCGGCACTACCAACGGCGTGATCTTTGTTCGGCCTACCATTGAGCAGCAAATTTACTACGGTGAATTTGCAAAAACTAATAGCCAAAGCCCAGCCGCAGCAAACACGGCTTATCCGCTGACAATTAACAGCACGTTGATTGCCAACGGCGTGTCGATTGGCACGACAACTTCGCAAGTATTTGTCGCGCAGGCAGGGCTATACAATATTGCTTGTTCGGTGCAGATTACGTCTAACAACGCAGCACAAAAATCCATCTGGGTCTGGTTGCGGCTTAATGGCACTACAGACTTTCCAAATTCAGCCCGCGTCGCGTCCATCACGCTGAACAACGGCTATCTGGTGGTGTCGCTTAACGAGGTGGCATCTTTGCTGGCTGGTGACTTCATTGAAGTCATGTACGCTGCTGACAACACCAACGTCAGCATTGCCACCGTGGCGGCTACCGCTTTTGCGCCAGCAGCGCCTGCGGTCATTTTGGCCGTAAC